AATGCGCTTCTCGGTCACGCCTTCGCCGGTCCAGTAGTCCTCGCCGATGACGTCATAGATGCCGATGCTGTTGTCGTCGCCGCTGGCGGCGCGAATGCTCGGATTCCACAGGTCCAGCGCCTTGGGGGACAATGCCCAGCGCAGATCGCTTTTCGGCCGCTGAAACGCAACGGGCTTGCGGTTTTTATCCATTGCTGTTCCTCTCGGTGGTGCCCAGCTGGTCGATTGGGATAAGGGCCGATTGCACTGTCAGCACATCAGCGTTGCCGCCACGCGGCGCTTGGTTCTCTTTCACGCGCACTTCGTCGCGGGTCATCAGGCCGTTGTTCACCATCGTCGAGTAGAACGATGCCCGGGCAGCGCTATCGGCGCGCAGCAGGCCCTCGATGTTGAACTCGGCGTAATACCGCAGCTGATCCGCAGGGCTGAGCAGCTGGCGGTTGATGGTCTGCTCGATCCGGGTCAGCCAGGGCCGAAGGGTGAAGGTCAGGAAGGCGATCATCTGTTGCTCGATGCCTGTCCCCCAGCTGGTCGACTTCTCGGTATGCCCGACCATCCAGGGCGGTACCCGGAACCAGCGGCAGATCTCCTCCACGCTGAATGCGCGGGACTCCAGCAGCTGGGCATCCTTCGGGTTGATGCCAATGGTCTTGGCATCCATGCCGCCTTCCAGCAGGGGCGACTTGCCGGCGTTGATGGCACCGGAGACCTCTTTCATGGCCTCGCGAAAACCCTCCCGCTGCTCAGGCTTGAGCACCTGCTGCATGGTAAAGGCCACCGTGGGGGCCAGCCCCTTCTCGAAGGTGCTGTTCGCCGCGCCACTGGATGCCAGCGCGGAGCCGAAGACCTGGGCGCCATACTCAATGGCGGACACGCCCCACTCGCCGTCCAGGGTGAACCCCGGAATGCGGAAGATGCGGTTCTCGGGGATGACCCGCTGGTGGCCGCCCTTCTCTGTGTAGCGAAACTCTCGGTTGCCTCTTGAGTCCCGGCCAACGCTGAGCCGACGCCGGTCCAGAAAGTCAATCGCCACCAGCCGGTTACCGATGAACTTCTGCTCGGCGAAACCGTTGCCCCTCAGCAGCATGGAGACGACCATCGCCTCCCAGAACACCGCCGGCGTGGTGCCGGCGCTTGGGCTGTGCCGGATCAGGTGATACAGCGGGTGCCGCTGGGCTGGCATGCGGCCGTTGTCGGTGCGCTCGTACAGCCCCAGGGGCAGAGTCGAGATAGTCTCGGCGATCAACCGCACGCAGGCCCACACCGTGGACAGCTGCATGACGGTACGCTCGTTGACCTGCTGCCCAGCGACGTCATTGCCGAAGTGCGCCCAGAACGCGTCATCGGTCAAACCAACCGGCACGCCCAGCCAGTTGAGGACAGCGGCTTTGACGCGTCCGGGCTTCTTCTGTTGGTTCTTCATACGATGATCGGGTCCATGAGGAAGGCTTCGATATTGGCGCTGGGTTCATGCTCTCCAGCGGCTCCCACAGCCATGGCCAGAGCCACGATGCCGTCGATGCGGCCCGTGCTCTTGCGCTTGGCGAAGATGCGGTTGTCTTTCTGGTCGGCTTCCAGCACTGCGCCTGCGGCGTTCCAGCGCAGGCAGGGGTTGGGCTTGATCTCGATCTGCTGGCTGGTCAGCGCCGCTTCCAGCAACTCGATGGACCGCGGCATCCACAGGCCAGACTGCTGCGACTTGTAGTAGCCCTGCCCGTGCGAGATCAGCTCAACCTCAACCCCCTCGGCGTCCAGCTCCGGGGTCATGTACTTGATGCGGTAGGGGTCAAAGGCGATGCCCTTGACCTGGAACATCTGCACCAGCTCACCGATCCGGGAGGCGACGAAGGCGTAATCCACCGCTGCCCCCGGCGGCGCATGGATGAAGCCCTGCCGCAGCCAGGCGTCATAGGGCACCCGGTCAACCCGGGCCCGGTCGTGCAGCGTGTCAGCTGGTGTCCAGAACTCAACGAAGGCCCGGCGCACCGCTGGGAAGTACAGGGCCAGCGCGGTCAGGTCTCGCGCCCCGGACAGGTCCAGACCGCCGTAGCACTCCTCGCCGATCAGGTCCTCGAGTTCGAACTCGGCCTCACAGCGCATCCAGGTCGGGCCGGAGATCCATGGGTTCTCCGCATCCACCCACTGGCAGAAGTTGAGGCGCCGCACAGTGGACTCTTTCGAGGGCATGCCACGGGCCTCGGTCACCTGCTCGCGCAAGTACTTGTAGCCGGGCACCCCGCCGTTCTCGTCACCGGGCCGGCCGAACGCCAGACTGGGGTTGACCTTCGGCCAGCAGCCCTCGTCCTCGAAGGGGTTGTCCCCCTCATCCAGCGAACAGACGAAGCCGAAGAAGCTGTCGTCGACCTTGGTACCGGCGGCGACCGCTCTTGAATATTCGTGGTACTCGTAACAGATGGTGGTCTTGTCGTGGCCGCTGTTGGTGATCATCACGATCAGCGCCTGACGCCGGCTCTTGGTACCGGCCCGCATCATGTCCACCACCATGCGGGTCTTGTGCTCGTGAATCTCGTCCAGCAGCGCCACGTGCGGGCGCGGGCCCGACTGACCATCATCCGCACTGATCGCCCGGAAGAAGCTGCCGCTGGCGTGGTGTGCCAGGTTCCAGACCTTCTCACCGCGCCCTGTCTTCTCGATGCGCTCATACAGCAACGGGGACTGATCCACCATCGCCACCGCGTCGCGGAAAAGGATCATCGCCTGGTCTTTCTTGGTCGCCGCGGCGTAGATCTCCGCCCGGGCCTCACCATCGCTGGTCATGCCATACAGGCCGATGCCGGCGACCAGGGGGGACTTGCCCGAGCCCTTGGCCGTCTCGATGTAGGCAGTACGGAAGCGGCGGTACCCGTCCCGGCCCTTCCAGCCGAACAGGCTGCCGACGATGAAGGCCTGCCAGGGCAGCAGCACGAAGGGCTGGCCTTCGAACTCACCGCCGTTGAGGCAGAGCACGTCCTCGAAGTAACCGATCGCTCGGTTGGCCGCTTCCAGGTCCCAGGTCAGACCGCGCTGCCCGCCCTGCTCCAGATCAGTCAGGTGCCGCTGGCAGGCGTTGCGAACGTCAGGCCCGGCGACGATGCGTCCGGCAATTACATCCTGGGCAAAGGCGGTTGCACGGTCAGAAGTACTTTTCCGCGATCTGCTTTTGCTCATTGGGGAACAGCTCACCTTGGGGCGCGACGGACGCCCTCAACGTGCGGCGTGCCATCGGGGAGAAGCCGAACTTGGCTCCGGCGGCGTCGGCGCGTCGCTCAGCGTCGTTCCGCAGTTTTCGCCAGATGGACAGGTCTTTTGCTCCGGTCTTGTAGGTCTGTACATCCCCTCGGTCGGGCATGCTCAGACTCTCGTTCAGCTCACGAATCTTCAGCGTCCAGCGACGGTAGTCACTGACCGCTTCGCAGTACTGGGCCAGCGCCTGCCGGTCCAGTGTCGAAATCAGGCCCAGCTTCAGCAGATCGGGAACCACCCGGTTCCACTCCGCCTGGGCGTCTTCATCCAGCCAATCGGGCATCTCCGGCGCTTCCGCCTCGAGCATGCTCTGCTGCACCTCGGCCTGCAGTTCAGCGGCGTTCTTCTTGCTGGGGTTGCCCCGCACAAGATGCACCACCGCAGGCTTTGCCGGGCGGCCCGAATTGCTGTTGCCAGCCATATCAACCTCCAGGGTCCAGCGTGACCTGGGTGCCATCCATATAGGTCAGCGGTACCTCTTCATCGTCACCGGCGACGTCATCAGCCAGCGCCTCGACGAGACTCGTGAGGAGTTCGTTGGTCTCTCGCTGCGCTTCCAGTTGCGCCTGCAGCAATGGGCGCAGGTCGTGATGCACCGATACATCCAAACCTCCGTCCGCCACCACCGCCTTGCATCCAAGGCTTTCAGCGACGTCGCTCATCATCTGATACAGCTTCTCGCGTATCTCGGGTTTCAGGACCTGCTCGGTTCGCACCACCAACAGGGATTTGCCGCGCTCGCTCATAAGCCACCTTCATCCATTTCTTGATCCAGGCACGCCGACGCTCACAACCAGAACAGGCCATGTTCGAACCTCAGATCGGTCAGATTTCACGTAGGGACGCATCACTGCGCAAAGGGGTACCCCCCCATTTTTCCCGCCGTTGCGCAGAAACCGGGGGGCGCGGTCTGCAGGCAAAACTTTCTGAAGTTTTCACCCACCCCCCGGGGGTCGGTTCCAGTGAGAGTTGGGGTCCAGCGGCCACCCGTTCTCATCGCAGCCCGCGAGGTAACCCGACTTCTCCAGCCGCTGCTTCGCGGAGTCGTGACACTGCTTGCACAGCGACTGCAGGTTCTCCGGGTCGAAGAACAGATCCTCGTCGCCCTTGTGCGGCTGCTTGTGGTCAACCACTGTCGCCGCCGTGACGCGGCCCAGCGCCGAGCAGAATCGACAGAGCGGCTCGGCCTGTAGCTGATGCCAGCGCAGCC